GTCGAGATAGATGCCGATCCATCCCGACGGTCGCGCGGGAATGGAAGGGGCTCAACGATTCCCTAGTAGCCCTTCTTGGACAATTAGGGATGACGTTACAGGCACGGGTGAAGCTGGGGACCAGTGGCAAAAACACGCAGCCGCGCAAGTTCGACCAGCTCAAAGAGTCCAAGTCGGCCTGACTACGTCTCGATTGCCATTGCCTACGCCGAGGAGGCGGCGGGGGACACGCAGGGGCGTCGGGTGGGCAAGTGGGTGCGGCTGGCGGCAAAACGCTTCCTGAGCGATCTCAGGCGGGCACAGCGCAAGCGCCCGCCGTTCGTCTGGAGTCCCGAGCAGGCCAATCGGTTCTGCCAGTTCATCGAGTATTTGCCGCACGTCGAGGGCAAGTGGGCGACCGAGACGATCTCGCTCGAGCCCGCGCAGGTGTTCTTCGTGTGCAACCTGTTCGGGTTTCGGCGCCCGGACGGGGCGCGGCGGTTCAGCGCGGCGCTCTTTGGGGTGGCGCGCAAGAACGCGAAAAGCACCCTGGCGGCCGCGATCCTGCTCGCCTGCTTCTGCCTCGAGTCGGAACTCGGGCCGCAGGTGCTGTCGGCGGCGACGACGGGCGACCAGGCCAAGATCGTCTGGAACATTGCCAAGCGGATGGTCGACCGGGAGGCGGAGCTTCGGGAGAGCTTCGAGCTCGAGACCTATGTGCTGTCGATCGTGCGGATCAACGCCGGTGGGGCGTTCCGGCCGATCAACGCCAAGGCGTCGACCCAGGACGGGCTCAACCCGTCGGCGCTTTGTTTTGACGAGCTGCACGCGCACAAGACCCGGGACCTGTACGACGTCTTGAGGTCGGCGGCCGGGTCACGCAAAAACCCGCTGTTTCTGTACACGACGACCGAGGGCTTTGAGAACGCCGGGCCGTGGAGCGAGGTGCGGACCTACGCGCAGCAGATCCTCGAGGGGGTGATCGAGGCCGATCACTTCCTGGCGGTTTACTACGCGCTCGACGACGCCGACGATGACTTTGACGAGTCGAAGTGGATCAAGGCCAATCCGCTGCTCGGCGTGTCGGTGACGCTCGACAAGTTGCGCGAGTACGCGAGCGAGGCGAAGCAGCAGCCGGGGGCGCTCGCCGAGTTTCGGATCAAGCGGCTCAACCGCCGGGCGGCGGCCTCGGACGGCTGGGTGCACCTCCTGCGCTGGCGCAAGTGCGGCGGCGCGGTGGATTTGAAGGCGCTCGAGAAGTCGCGCTGTTGGGCGGCCTTTGACCTGGCCTCCACGCGCGATATGTCGGCGGTGCGCTATCTGTGGGTCAAGGACGAGCACTGGTACACGTGGGGTCGCTACTGGGTGCCAGAGAGTGCCGTGGCGCAGCGCAACGAGCGCGGCACGGTCCGCTACGGCGGGTGGGTGCAGTCGGGGCATCTCACCGTCACCGACGGGGATGTGACCGACTACCGGGTGATCGAGCGGGATCTTTTGCAGGACTTCGACCGCTTTCGCCCGCGCGCGGTGGCGTTCGATCCGTGGAACGCGGCACAGCTCGTCACGCAACTGGCCGAGGCACGGAGCAAGTTAAAGCTCGTGCAGTTCCGGCAGGGGCCGCAGTCGTTTCATCCGGCCATGCAGGCGCTTGAGCGCGCCTACACGGGCGAGCGGTTTTCGCACGGCGGCGATCCGGTTCTGTTGTGGAACGCGGCGAACCTGGTCGTGCGCCGCGACGTGAATTTGAACATGGCGCCCGATCGGAAACGCAGCGCCGACAAGATCGACGGGATGGTGGCGTTGCTGATGGCGTTCGGCATTGCGGTCGCCGAGGAGCCGGAGAAACGCTACAAAATCTATTTCGTGGGAGGTTGAATGGAAACCCTGCATCGGGCGTTCTCGTTGCTCAACGTCAGGAGCATCGCTGATACGGCCAACGAGACCGTCATCACGGGCGTGGCCTCCACACCGTCCGTTGATCGGATCGGCGACATCGTCGAGCCACTCGGCGCCAAGTTCACGCTGCCGATGCCGCTCTTGTGGCAGCACGAGAGCAAGGAAGCCGCCGTCGGGCGCGTAGAGTTCGCGCAGGTCACGAAAGACGGCATCCCGTTTCGCGCGGTGCTGCCGCACGTCACCGAGGAAGGCGAGCTCAAGAAGCGGGTCGACCTTGCGATTCATTCGCTCAAATATCGGCTGGTCGGCGCAGTGTCGATCGGCTTTCACGCCATCAAGGGGGCCGTCGAGGCCCTGAAATCGGGCGGTCTGCGGTTCAACGAGTGGGAATGGGTCGAGCTGTCGCTCGTCAACATCCCGGCGAACCGCGACGCCACCATCGAATCGGTCCGGGCGATCGTCCGGGGGCTGACCGCGTCTGGTCATGAGCCCTCCTCGGTGCGCGTGGACTTCACGGCCGGCGTCACGGCAAAACGTTCAAGCAATTCAGGCCGGGAGGCCAAATCCGTGAATATTCAAGATCAGATCCGTGGGCTCGAGGCGAAGCACGCCGCGAACACGGAACGGCAAAAAGCCATCTTTTCCAAGGCGGGCGAGGAAGGTCGCACGACCGACGAGCAGGAGCGCGAGGAACTGAAGACCCTCGCCGCCGAGACCGACTCGGTGCAGGGCGACCTGCAGATGCTGCGCACGCTCGAGCGGCAGTCGATCCCGAAGGCCATCGCGGTCGCGGGCAACGGCAGCGAGCAGGCGATGACGGTGCGCGCGGGTGCGGTCTATGTGCCCGGCCGTCCGCAGGTGCCGAAGGGTACGGCGTTTGTGCGCTATGCGATGGCGCTCGCGCAGAGTCGCGGCAGCATTTCGGATGCCATGCGGGTCGCAAAGCGCTGGCAGGACTCCACACCGGAGGTATTTGCGGCGCTCGAGACGCGCGCCGATCCGGGCACGGTGGCCGATGCAACGTGGGCCGCGCCCCTGGCGGTGCCGCAGAACCTGGCTTCCGAGTTCGTCGAGCTCTTACGCGCACAGACGGTGCTCGGGCGCTTGAATCTCCGCCGCGTGCCCTTCAACGTCGACATCCCGGTGCAGACGGCCGGCTCGACGGTTAACTGGGTGGGTGAGGCCGCACCGAAGCCGGTGGGTGAGCTCGCGTTCACGACCGTACACTTCGGCTACTCGAAGGTGGCCGGTATCGTCGTGATCTCGGAAGAGCTGGCGCGGCTGTCGAGCCCGTCCGCCGAGGCGACGGTGTCCACGGATCTCAGGAATGCGATTGCTGAGTTCATCGACCAGCAATTCCTGAGCGAGAGTGTGAATGCTACGGCGAATAACCCCGCCGGCATTGCCAACGGGGTGACGGCGACGCCCTCGACCGGCACCGATGCGGCGGCGCTGCGCTGCGACATCGGCACGGCCTTGGGCGCCATGACGAGTGCGGGCCTCTCGACGGGCGGCGTCGCGATTGTCATGTCCGAGCAGATGGCCTCGCAGATTGGCCTGATGGTCAACGCGCTCGGCCAGCCCGACTTCCCGACGATGGGCGCCAATGGCGGCAACCTCGCCGGATTGACGGTCATCACCTCGGAGACGGTCGGCGGTGACACTTCCGGTCACAACATCTACTTCATCAAGCAGTCCGAGGTCTTCCTGGCGGACGATGGAGCGGTATCGCTCGACTCGAGCCGCGAGGCGACCCTCGATATGGCGGGCTCCACCAACGCCGTGTACAGCCTCTGGCAGCGCAACGCCGTCGGCATCCGGGCCGAGCGTTGGATCAACTACGCGAGACGGCGCGAGGGCGCCGTGCAGTACATCGCGAACGCGGCCTATAGCAATTGCGGGAGCTGATCGCAGCGTAAGGGGAGGATTGGGGCGGCTCAAGCACAAGAGCCGCCCCGTTTTCCTTTGAGGAGTGCTTCATGCGATTGATTGCCAAAAAGATCCCCTATTACGGGATGCCGCCCCGGCGCTTGAAGCCGGGCGATGAATTTGAAGCGAGCGACGCGCACGGGAGGCTGCTCGTGATGGTCGGGGCCGCGTCGGCGATGACGGTCCCTGAGGAGGATGAGGACGAGGAAGAGCAAGAAACACCGAAGCCAAAGCGCCGCTACAAGCGCCGGGATATGCAGGCCGAGGAATGAAGCTGCTGGGGTTTGAAATCACGCGGGTCAAGGCGCTGCCGCAGAACCTCGCGCCGGTCTCGAGCCGCGGCCGGTCGTATCCGTGGGTCCGCGACTGGTATCCGGGTGCCTGGCAGCGTAACGACGAGATCCGCGTCGACTCGGTGCTCGCCTATCACGCGGTGTTTGCCTGCGTGACTTTGATCTCGTCTGATATTGGAAAGCTGCGGGCGAAGCTGGTCGAAGAGTCCGATGGCATCTGGTCGGAGACGCAGAGCCCCGCGTTCTCGCCCGTGCTGCGCCGCCCGAACCATTTCCAGAATTCGATCCAGCACCGGGAGTGGTGGATTACAAGCAAGCTCACTCGGGGTAATGCGTATGCGTTGAAGGAACGTGACAACCGCGGTGTCGTCGTGGCGCTCTTTCTGCTCGATCCGTGCCGCGTGAAGCCGCTGGTATCCCCGACGGGACTGGTGTTCTACGAGCTGCAACCCGACAACCTCTCAGACCTCGCTGAATCGGTGATCGTGCCGGCGTCGGAGATCATTCACGATCGGATGAATTGCCTGTATCACCCGCTGGTCGGCCTCTCGCCGATCTACGCCTGCGGGCTCGCCGCACAGCAGGGCCTGGCCATTCAAAACGGGTCGACGGAATTCTTCACCAATATGTCGCGACCGAGCGGCATCTTGACCGCGCCCGGCCCGATCTCGGACGAGGATGCCATCGCGGTCGGCAATCAATGGCAGGCGAACTACAGCGGCGCGAACGCGGGCCGCGTCGCGGTGCTGGGCGACGATCTGAAATACCAGGCGCTCTCCGTCAACGCCGAGGACGCACAGCTCATCGAGCAACTGAAGATGACGGCCGAAATCGTCTGCTCCTGCTTCCACGTGCCACCGTTCAAGATCGGCATGGGGCCACTGCCCGCCACGGCG